TTCCTTCTGGTATATATGATATTCTTCTTAGAGATGAGGGGGGTATGACAAAAAGATATGCTAAGAAATATGGTGATATGCATAAAGGTATGTTATGCGTACATAATGCTCCTAATTGGAAAATAGTTACTCCAGATATGAGTTTTCAATATATCCTTATTCATGTGGGTAATACTGATGAGCATACTGCGGGCTGTTTACTTTTAGGAGATACTCAAGAGAATAATATTATAAAAAAAGATGGATTTATTGGTAAATCTGTTCAAGCTTATAAAAGAGTATATTCGCATATTGTAAAGGCATTAGAAGACGGAGAAAAAATAACAATAACATATTTAGATTTAGATGGGAATAAATAAAATTGTTGTTGCAAAACCTTGGGACAAGATTAATAAGTACAAAGATAATCCTGTTTCTCATACTGGACAACAATATTTAAAATTTATTAATACATCTTATTTTAGCAAAGTTTCTCAATATTATTTAAAGCATGGTGTTTATATACATGCACCTGAAGGTACTTCTGAGCATAGAGAATTCTGGGATCGTGAAGAATACAGATGTAAAGAGGGATATACAATAGCTGGTGTACGAATAACTGGAGAGCATTATGCTTATCTTAATTATGGTAGAATATTAGCTACTATAGAAGATAGTCATGGAAAGACAAGAAAGATAGATACATTTCCTAAATTTCTTGATATGGATTATTATTGGTATCATGAGTTAGAAGAGGCAGAGAGAAATGGTCAAGGTATGATCGTAGTAAAAGCTAGGCGTAAAGGATTCTCGTATAAAAATGCTTTTGGGATGGCTTGGAAATATCATTATTTTCCTTTCTCTATTTCTATATTAGCCGCCTATGAAAAAACTTTCTGGGCAAATACTATGGAGATGGGAAAGCATATGATTAATTTTATAAATGATACGACAGATTGGGTAAAAGGAACTCTAATAGATCGTCAAGATCATATTAAAGCGGGCTATGTAGAAAAAGATCCTATCTCTGGGGTTAATATTCAAAAAGGATTTAAGTCAGAAATTTTAGCATTATCATTTAAAGATGCTCCACAGAAATCTGTAGGTCGTACCGCTGAACGTATGTTATTTGAAGAGGCGGGAGATTGGCCAGGACTTATGCAAGCATATCAACGTTCTTATCCTTTATTTAAGGATGGAAATATTATGATTGGTATTCCTATTATATATGGAACAGGTGGTAATAGCAAAAATGGAACTAATGCTGATTTTGAAGAAATGTTCTACAATCCTTCGGCCTACGGCCTCAGGAGTTATGAAAATACTTATGATGAAACTGCTGTTGGAGAAGCGGGTTGGTTTGTAGATGATGCTTGGTATAGAGAGCCATTTATGGATAAAGCTGGTAATGCTTTAAGAGAAAAGGCTATTATTGATGTAGATTTAGAAAGAGAACAGAAAAAAATAGCAGATCCTAAGGCCTATAATATGATGGTGACTCAGCATCCTCATACACCTAAGGAGGCATTTTTAAGAAATGAAGGTGCAGTATTTCCAGCAATTGAATTATATAATGTTTTGAATAAATTAAAGGCTAATGATAAATATAGAAAGTTAGGTAATGCTGGAACTCTTTATGAAGAAGAAGGAGAAATTAGATTTAGACCTGATTTAGAAAAAAAATTAACTCCTCTTATGAAATTTCCCACAGATCATCACGATTCAACTGAGGGATGTCCCGTAATATATCAACATCCTCCCGATGATATACCTCATGGAATGTATAAGATAGGATTAGATCCTGTTGCTTTTGATAGGTCTGGGAGTAAGTCTTTAAATTGTGCAATAATTTACAAATCATATCAAAAATTTGATTATGGTTATGATGAAATTGTAGCTGAATATACTGGTAGGCCTGAGAATATAGAAATATATAATAGAAATTTAGAGTTATTGTCTGAGTATTTTGGGGGAGCAGAGATTATGTTTGAAAATGATAGGGGAGAAGTCTTATCTTATTTTAAACGTAGGGGTAAAATGCATTTATTAGCTAATCAGCCTGACAATGTTATTTCAAAAGTTATAAAAGATTCACAAGTATCGAGAATAAAAGGTTGTCATATGAATGAAAGAATGAAAGATGCTGGTGAGAAATTTATATTGAGGTGGTTATGGACAGAACGTGGTAGTAGGGAAGATAATAGTAAAGTGTATAATATGGATTTAATACCCTCTGTGCCTTTAATAGAAGAATTGATTGCTTATCATAGAGAAGGAAACTTTGATAGAGTTATGGCTATGATGCAACTTATGTTTATGGTTGAAGAAACTTATGAAAGAGAAGTTTTTGTAGAAAAACCACAAAATAGTGCTGCTAAATTTCTAATTGATCAATTAGATAAGATGTTTGTAAAAAATAATTAGTATATTAAGGAATAATTTACTATATTTGTAGATTACGATATTATAATTTTAAATAAGATGGCATATACCTTTCCACAACAAAGAGTAAGTAAGAAACAAAAGACCAAAAATGATTATGCTTGGGCTAAGAGTGTAATTGATGAAATAGAAAGGCAATCAAGTGATAATCGTCTTGATATTAGTACATCCTTAAGTTCATCAGATAGAAAAAAAGTAAATTATAATCTATTTAATGGTAAATTAGATAGAGAAGATTTCGAATATGTATGTAAGCCTTATGGTATGGATGTAGGTGAGATGCCTGCTGAATTAAGACATTATGATATTATGTCTCCTAAACTAAGGGTATTATTTGGTGAAGAAATAAAAAGACCTTTTAATTATAAAGTTGTTTCTACTAATCCTGGGGCTATAACAGATAAAGAAAGACAAAAGGCTGATTTACTTCGTCAATATATTACTGAACAGATTCAACAAAAAGTACAACAAACTCTAGCTATGCAAGAAGAGGGGGGAATGATGGAGGCTCAAGATCCCGAAGCCCAACAACAACAAATGCAACAGGTTCAACAAGCAATGACTCCACCAGAAATAGAAGAGTATATGAAAAGAACTTATCAAGATGGTAGAGAAATTCAGGCTCAGCAAATTCTTAATTATTTAGAAAAGAAAGAAAGACTTAGAGATAAATTTAATAAAGGATGGAAACATGCTTTGATATCAGGTGAAGAAGTATATTGGTCTGGTATTGTTAATGGAGAACCTACTTTACGAACTGTTAATCCTTTGTTTTTTGATTATGATAAGGATCCAGATCTTGATTATATACAAGACGGTCAATGGGCAAAATATACTATGAGGATGACTCCATCTTCTGTAGTAGATAATTTTGGTGAGTATATGACTGATCAAGAAATTAAAGATTTGTATGCTGATAATTATTCATCTGAAACTGGTGGTCATGCATTAGGAAGTAAAACATTTTCTTATGATGATGGTGCTTTATTTGATCCTTATATAAATTTAGAAGATACAGATGATGCTAAAAAAGGTTCTTATATAAAAGTCACACATTCTGAATGGAAGTCTTTGAGAAAGATTGGATTTCTTGTTTATATGGATGAATCTGGAACTCCTCAAGATATTATAGTTGATGAGAAGTATAAAATTAATAAGGAAGCTGGTGATATAGAACTTAGATGGGAATGGATACCAGAAGTATGGGAAGGTACGAAAATAGGTAAGGATTTATATATTAATATGCGTCCTAAACCAAATCAACATAAAGATTTAGATAATCTTTATAGTTGTAAATTAGGATATATAGGTACGGCATATAATAATCTTAATGCTGCGTCTGTATCCTTAATTGATAGAATGAAACCTTATCAATATTTATATAATATTATAATGTATCGTTTAGAATTAGATTTAGCTTCTGATAAAGGTAAAAAGTTTTTAGCAGATATTAATCAAATTCCATCTTCTATGGGAATGGATATGGATAAATGGTTATATTATTTTGATGCTTTAGGAATTGCTTGGGTTAATCCTCAAGAAGAAGGTAAAAGAAATCAACAAAGTAATTTCAATCAATGGAATGCTATTGATCTTTCGATGTCACAAACTATTAGTCAAAAGGTTCAATTATTAGAATATTTAGAAACACAATGTTCTGAAGTTTCTGGTATTACAAAACAAAGAGAAGGACAAATAGGTCCTACAGAATTAGTTGGTAATACTCAACAAGCTGTAGTTCAGTCTAGTCATATTACAGAAGAGTGGTTTAGTATTCATTCTTCAGTTAAAAAAGAGGTTATGTCTTCGTTAATCGATACTGCTAAGGTTGCTTGGGGGGATGGTGAAAAAGAAAAACTTCAATATGTAGGCGATGATATGACTATTGCTATGTTTACTGTAGATCCAGAGCAATTTTCTAATACTTCTTATGGTGTATTTGTATCAGATTCTGCTAGAGATCAAGAACTCTTTATGATTTTGCGTCAACTTACTCAAGCCGCTTTGCAGAATCAAATGACAGAATTATCAGATGTTATTAAAATGTTCTCAACTAATTCTACTGCTGAACTTAGAACTATGCTTGAAACTGCAGAAGATAAACGAAGAGAAAGAGAACAACAAATGCAACAAGCTCAAGCTCAATCTCAAGAAAAGATTGCCCAGGCTCAATTACAAACAGAACAGCAAAAATTACAATTAGAGAAATATAAAACAGATGCTAATAATGAAACTAAGATTGAAGTAGCTGAAATTAA